GATTGTTACCGCGCCAGTAATCATATACATGCAAAAGCCCACACTTAAAGTTAAGGATGGGTATACCCTTATATTGTTTACATATAAGGTTATGCAGGTATTTGCCGACATTCTCGTAATCAAGCGAGAATGCTTTAGAGCTGTATTCACATACAGCAGTAGCAAGGCGTGCGTCCAGGGATCGATGAAATATGTCCTTTTTGATCTTAAAAGGTGTGACGTTGAAGCCATTCCAGGCATCAATCCCACAACTTTCTCGGAAAGGACCCCCTACATACGATTTCTCTTTGTTGACTATAAGTCCGCATCGAGAGAACACTCTAAGCAGTGCTGAGAATGCTCCGGGACGAATGATTATGTCGTCGCCGTATACGTATGTATTGGCCATCGCCTCATTATCTGTCATGCCTGCGTTTATGCAGGCAACAACAGAAAGCGCCCAAAACACCGCAGACTCTATGGGAAAGCAAATAGCTGATCCCATAGGTGCGAACTTACAGTGATTGAATCTGTAAGTAGAATCAGGCAGCTCTGTATGGATACTACGCAGTGCATGTAGATACTGCAACGCCCATTGAGGGAATAACAGATCTATAAGTCGCGTAGTAACTCTATCGGATGCGTCCTTGAGGTCCACCGTTGCAAATCTACGGCTTAAACTTCCGTTTAAAGCCAAGTTTGCATTAGGACTGATCAAGGAACTGAATCCGCCCACGTGAAGCAGTTGTAAATGCATCCATAAGGTTTGCAGCCACACCCTGCTGGATAAACATAAGTTCCTTTGGCTCGCACGAAATCGTGCGTGGGCCTCTCGAATCCTTTGGAACGAACAACAACCGCGAGGTTGCTTCGTACGCAGGACGTTTCCATCGAAAGAAACGCTTATATTCCGCCAGTGGGACAGTATCACCTAATGAGTGTATATGGAAGAAATCAAATCTACCATATACATGGTGGAGAGGTATGAGTTTTGCCCAAGTATCCCACTTGGCATCAGCTC